CCGCGCCCTGCTGGAGGATTTGCAAGTTATGGAAGCAGCAGCGATGATGGTGATCAACAGCCGGAGCAGCTGAGATGGCCTTAAACATGGATGCCATGCTCCGCATCAAGGCGGACGTGCAAGGTGAGAATAATATTCGCCGTCTAGGCAATTCCATGCAGGGCCTGCAAGGGCAGGCAAAGAACGCTGCATTGGGCTTTAACAACCTCAAGGGTGCCGTAGGTGGCTTTGCCGCAGCAATCGCCGGCAGCGCCATTGTGGGCGGCCTGGGTGCCATCGTGAAGAAGTCGATCGACGCAGGCGATGAACTATTCAATCTGCAGGCGAAGACCGGTATTGCAGCTAATGCGTTGATTGGACTGGGCAATGCAGCCAAGCTGGCAGACGTTGATCAAGCTGCCCTTGGCAAAGGCTTGACAAAGCTCAGCGTCAACCTTGTCAAAGCTGCTGAAGGCAACAATGGCCTTGCGCAAAAGTTTAAGGCGTTGGGTGTTTCAATCAAAGATTCCAACGGTCAGGTGGTGCCGGCTGACAAGGCACTGAAGCAGATTGCGGATCGCTTTGCGGACATGCCCGACGGCGCGCAAAAGGCGGCCGCAGCGGTGGCACTGTTCGGCAAGTCCGGCGCCGACTTAATCCCGCTGCTGAACGAAGGCGCGGCCAGCATGGAGAAGTTCACCTACAAGGTGGGTGAGGACTTTGCCGCGCGCTCTGATCTGTTCAATGACACGATCACCGAGCTGGGCATCAAGACGCAGGGCTTCGGGCTGGAGCTGACCGACGCACTGCTGCCGGCGCTGCAGTCGATCCTTGAGGTGTTTGGCGATCTGTTTGACACTGATCAGGATTGGACGGCGCTGTTCAAGGTGATCGAGGGCGTCATTCGCGGCCTTGCCGTGGCGATCTACACCGTGGTCAAAGCGGTGGACGTGCTGATCAAGAACGTGGTGGCGGCAGTGCAGGCGGCCGGCCAGGCATTGTCAGGCGACTTTGGTGCGGCATGGGACACCATCACCAGCCGCGTGAGCAGCGGTATTGAGGAACAGAAAAAGATCCTTGCCGACCTCAACAAGCTGGCCTTCGGCTCCGCCCCCTCCCCCGGCACCGGGCGGCGCACCAGCGGGCGCAACATGGATCTGGACACCAGCAGCAGCGACGCATCAGCGGCATCAACAGCCCGCAAGGCAGCAGCCGAGGCAAAGCGCGCAGCGGACGAACAGGAGCGCCTTGTCGAACGCCGCAACGATCTCATCCAGCAGGCAATCAGCTTGCAGCAGCAGCTGCAGAACAGCGTTGCAGATGTTGCGGCGGCCTATGCAGGTGTCGGCGCATCGCCCACCGATCAGCTGTTCCTGGCCCGCAAAGAAGCGATCACCGACAACGATCGGCGGGTAAAGGAACTTACCCTCACCGTGGTGGAGCTGGCGCGCGAAGTTAACGCAGCTGGCGGGTCACTGGACGTGACGCCCTTTGCCGATTTGGTCGATCGCCTATCAGCCGCCAATGTGTCGCTGGCAGACAAGGAATACCAACAGGGGCTGAAGGACCTGCTGCCCAGTCTTGAGGAGTACGACGCCAAGATTGCAGAGGTGACCCGCGGCAAAACCGAGCTGACTGAATTGGAAAAACTCAACGCTCAAGTCAACCTGCTACAGCTTGACATTTTAGCAGCAACCAATCCAGCACTGGCTGAACAGATCCGCCTCTTGCGTGAAAAAGCAGGACTACTTGACAAAGCTAACAAAGACAAATCCGCTAATTCATTCAAAGACAAAATTGAAGATTACGCAAAAAGCATGGACGATTTAGGCGCGGTGCTGGGGGACGCGGCTATCAGTGCTTTTGGCAAACTAGAAGATACGCTTGCCGAGTTTGTAACAACTGGCAAGCTTAAGTTTAAAGAGTTTGTCGCAAGTATTCTTACGGATTTGGCGAGGCTTTCAATAAAGCTGGCCATTACCAGCGCTGTAAAGGCCATTGGTGGCTTTGCTGATGGCGGCATTATGACCAGCAGCGGCCCGGCACCTCTGAAAAAGTACGCATCAGGCGGCATTGCCAACAGCCCGCAGCTGGCAATGTTTGGCGAAGGCAGCCAGCCCGAGGCTTATGTACCACTTCCTGATGGCCGGCGTATTCCTGTTGCGATGCAGGGCGGCGGTGGTGGTGACACTACTGTTAATGTCAGCGTAGACGCTAAAGGCACCAGCGTGCAAGGCAACAGCGGTCAAGGCGAGCAACTTGGTCGTGTCATTGCGCAAGCAGTGCAAGCAGAATTGATTAAACAAAAACGGCCTGGTGGCCTACTGATGGCATAACCCATGGCAACTTTTACCTACACACCCAGCTTTGAAGCTACCGAGAGCAGCAAGCCTCGGGTGCGTAAGTTTCAGGCTGGTGACGGCTACGAGCAGCGAGTGCGGTTTGGTCTTAACACTGACCCGAAGGAGTGGTCGCTGACCTTTGCCAACCGCACCGACACCGAGCGCGACAACATCACGGCGTTCTTGGATGCCCGCGGCGGTTATGAGTCCTTTGATTGGACCTCACCTCGCGGGATTGCTGGCAAATACGTTTGCGAGGAATGGCAGGTAACGTTGAGCAACTGCAACAACAACCAGATTCAGGCGACTTTCCGCCAAGTCTTTGAACCGTGAGCGCATCTACCCCTTGGCAAAGCGGCACTGCGCATAGCGTTGGTGATGTCGTTCAGGCATTTACTGATCCAGGCACTGGCTTTTTCTTTCGTTGCGTAGTTGCCGGCACCACGGGTAGCACCGAGCCGTTTTGGCCATCGTTTATTGGCAATGAAACAGTAGATGGAACCGTCACATGGAAGGCGGTATCAATCATCTCCGGCGACTTCCAAGCGCCAGACCCTAGCGCCATTATTGAGTTATTTGAGCTGCAAATATTTGCTAATATCCACGGCGTTAATGACATATATCGCTTCCATGCTGGCACCAACTTAGTCAACAATGGTGAAGTGGTATGGAAAGGCAATCCATATCTGCGGTTTCCCGTGGAGGCAGATGGCTTTGAATACACTGGACAAGGTGCATTACCACGGCCAAAGATTCGCATCAGCAACATCCTTGGCAGCATCACTGCAATCCTGCTGAGTATGCCGAATGGGCTAGAGGCAGCAAAGGTGACGCGCATCCGCACGCTGGGGCGCTACCTTGATGCAGCAAACTTTCCCGTTAGTGGCGACATCCTGCTGACAGAAGACAGCGACGCGCTGCTGTTGGAAGATGACAGCTCAATACTGCTGGAGCCGATCAACCCAACGGAAGATTTTTCTGCTGAATTTCCACGGGAGATTTATTATATTGACCGCAAAAGTGCCGAGAATCGTGAGCTGGTAGAGTTCGAGCTCGCCAGTGTATTTGACCTTGCTGGTGTCAGGGCACCTAAACGGCAGTGCATCGCCAACATCTGCCAGTGGGTGTACCGCTCTAATGAATGTAGCTACGATCCAGTCAGTAGCTTCACCGGAACGTATGCTCGCACTTCACCTTCAACTACGTTAACTATCGCTCCGGCTGTTAATGGCCTATCTGTTGGCGAGCAAGTGCATTTGACTTTTTCGGCAAATGCAGCGCAAGCGAGCGGTTACATAATTCGCACAATAGCGGGTGGTAATTTTACTGTTGAGTCAATAGCTTTCACTGGAACGTATGCTCGCACTTCACCTTCAACTACGTTAACTGTAACCTCTTCCAACCATGGCTTAGTTGCTGGAAATCAAGTTTTGTTGACTTTCGCCAGTGACAATGCGCTCACTGGTAACTATACGGTCGATGCAGCTACAACTGGTACTTTTACCGTAACGACAATTGCTAGTACAACTACCAGTGGCAGTGTAAGGGGTGTGCCGACAACCACCATCAGCGGCAGTGTTGTCGCTACGCAATGGTATGACGCTAATGATGCGCCGAAAACTGTTGCATCGTTGGACGTATGCGGCAAGAGGCTAAGTAGCTGCCAGGCTAGATTTGGCGCTAAGGCTGAATTGCCGTACGGCAGCTTTCCTGGCATTGGATCGGCAGCACCATGACCTGGAAAGACGCAGCGCTAGCTCATGCCAAGGCAGAAGACCCTCGCGAGGCATGTGGCTTGCTGCTGGTAGTGAAAGGCCGTGAGCGGTACTGGCCATGCAAGAACCTTGCCACTAGCCCCGACCAGTTCTTTGCACTATCGCCTGATGACTGGGCCGCCGCCGAGGATGCTGGCGAGATCATCGCAGTGGTGCATAGCCACCCCGTGACACCACCAGCACCGTCACCAGCAGATCGTGCTGCGTGTGAAGCTAATGGCTTGCCGTGGTACATCGTCAACCCCAAGACCGAGGCATGGGGTGAATGCAAGCCATGCGGCTACAAGGCGCCGCTAATAGGCCGTCAATGGGTGTGGGCAGTGCATGACTGCTGGACCTTGGCGCGGGATTGGTATGCCGAGCATGGCATCATGCTTCGCGACTGGGAACGCTGCACCGATCCAGATCAGTTCCAGGCGGCGCCATATTTTGACACCTGCTGGAAAGCAACTGGCTTCCGCGAGCTGGAGCAGCACGAGGAGCTGCAGCCAGGCGATCTGCTGTTCATGAGCATAAGCAGCCCTGGCCTCAACCACTGCGCCGTCTACCTAGGCGAGCAGATGGTGCTGCACCACATGCAAAGCCGCCTCAGTAGCCGTGACTTATATGGTGGTTGGCTACTAAAATGTACAGGTAGGAGGTTGCGTCATGCTGCGTAAGATCAAGCTGTATGGCAAGCTCGCTAAGTTCATCGGCCATCGCGTGCTTGAAGCGGACGTGGCCACTGCCGCCGAGGCCGTGCGTTTCCTACTGGCAAACTGGCCCGAGCTTGAGGCGCACATGAGCGATCAGCATTACCGCGTCAGCATCGGCACCTACGACCTCAGCCTAGAAGAGCTGCATCACCCGGCTGGTGCAGCCCCTATCAGCTTCGTGCCGGTGGTGGCTGGCGCTGGGGCAACGGCGCGGATTTTGATTGGCGTTGCAATTATTGCTTTTGCCATTGTCACTGCAGGTGCAGGCATTGCAGGGCTAGGCCTAGGTTTCAGTGCTGGCACGGCTATCAGTATCGGCCTTGTAGGCGCCAGCCTTATCATCGGTGGCATCGCCCAACTCCTAACGCCAACGCCCACCACAAGCACAGACGAAGCCGACCCACGCAAGAGCTTCAGCTTTAGCGGCATCCAAAATACCAACCGAGCTGGTGTTCCAGTCCCCGTGGTCTATGGCGAAACGCTAGTTGGCAGCGTTGTAATTAGCGCCGGCATTGATATTGTGCAGGTGTCAGCGTGAGCATTTTTGGTGCTGGTGGCATGGGCAAAGGCGGTGGCGGTGGCCGCAAAGCTACAGAAGCCAAGGACAACTTAGATTCAACGTCCTATGCAAAGATCATCGAGCTGCTAAGTGAAGGTGAGATCGAAGGGTTTGCTACACCATCAAAACTTGGATTAACGAGAGGCACTCCCGCATATATCAACGCATCCCTGAAGGATGTCTTCTTCAACAAAACGCGACTGCTGCGTGAAGGGGCAAGCAACACCGCACCACAAGAAGCTGACTTTAACTTCTCCAGCGTAACGCTAGTGCCACGGTTTGGCACGCAAGCGCAAGCCTATGTGCCAGGCTTCGATGCAGTTGAAGAAGAAGTAGCAGTCGGCTCAGATGTGCTGGAAGGACTGCCAATCACACGCACCATCACTGACACCAGCGTAGACGCAGCGCGTATCACAATTAACGTGCCTCTGCTGCAAACAGTTAAAGATAACGGCGACATCCTTGGCGCTGAGATCAACTTGCAAATTGCCGTGCAGTATAACTCTGGCGGCTTTGTAACAGAAATTGATGACACTATTAAAGGCCGCACATCAGACCTATACCAGCGTGACTATATCATCAACCTCACTGGTGCGTTTCCTGTTGACTTACGCATCACGCGCATAACACCAGACAGCACAAGCGTAAAGCTCAGTAATGCGTTTAGCTGGAGTAGTTACACAGAACTGATCTACCAAAAGCTGCGCTACCCAAACAGCGCTTACGTTGCGCTGCGGATTGATGCAGAGCAGTTCAGCAGCATCCCATCACGCAGCTACCGCATACGCGGCATCAAGGTGCGCATCCCAAATAATGCCACCGTAGACATCACCACCGGCCGACTAACGTATGCCGGCATCTGGTCTGGTGTATTTGGCGCTGCAGCCTGGACCACTGATCCAGCCTGGATACTTTGGGACTTATTGACCAATTCGCGGCTGGGTCTAGGCGATCACATCCAAGAATCCACGCTGGATAAGTGGAGTTTTTTCCAGGCCAGCAAATATTGCAACGAGCTGGTGCCGACTGGCATCAGTAGCCCGACGGTAGAGCCACGCTTTAGCTGTAACGTCAACATCCAAACGCAAAAAGAAGCGTACAAGCTAATCAATGACATGTGCAGCGTGTTTCGCGCCATGCCTTTCTGGGCCGCCGGATCACTCACTGTGATGCAAGATAGCCCAGCAGATGCAACTGCGCTATTCAGCCTGGCAAATGTAACCCCCGAAGGCTTTAGCTATGAAGGTAGCAGCCTCAAGACACGCGCTACGGTTGTCATTGTTGGCTGGCTAAATCTAGACCTTGGTGATATTGACCGTGAGGTAGTAGAAGACTTTGAAGGCATCGGCAAGTATGGCGTCATCACAAAAGAAGTAAGCGCCTTTGCCTGCACCAGTAGGTCACAGGCACACCGCATTGGCCGCTGGCTTCTATACACCGAGCGCTATGAAGGCGAAGTAGTTGCATTTACTACATCGCTGGAGAATGGCATCATCGTGCGGCCTGGCGCCATCATTGAGATTGCCGATCCAGTGAAGGCTGGTGTGCGCCGTGCTGGACGCATCAGCAGCGCTACCACCACTGTGCTGACAGTTGATAGCGACGTGGACCTACCGGCTAGCGGCACAGTAAGCGTGGTGCTGCCTGATGGCATCGTCGAGAACCGCACCATCAGCAGCGTCACTGGCACTGCCATAACAGTCACGGCAGCATTCAGCACAGCGCCGCAAAGCGGGGCAATGTGGCTGGTGGATGAAAGCCCGGGACGGCCAACCACTTGGCGCGTGCTTGGCATCACCGAACAAGACGGCACCAACTACAGCATTACTGCCATCAGCTATGACGCGGGCAAATATGCCAATGTCGAGAATGGCGAACCGCTGCAGCCGCGTAGCATCTCGGTACTTAACGTGCCGCCTGAGACGCCAATCGGCGTAACAGCAGAAGAGCTGTTCTATGCGCTCAATGGTCGCGTTGCAACCAAGCTATCGCTCACTTGGCAAGGCGTTCGCGGCGTCAATGAGTACCGCATTAGGTGGAGAGAAGAATTTAGCAACTGGACAGAAACTAAGGTCTATGGGCCGCTATACGAAATAGAAGACGTTGTAAATGCCAACTATCAGATTGAAGTGTATGCCATTAGCGCCACGCAAATACTTAGCAGCGCACCTGCACAGTTGAGCGTTGCCGTGCTAGGAGTTACGGCCCCACCGGCAAATGTAACCGGCGTCAGCCTGGTGCCGATCAATGAGAGCACTGCCATCATCCAATGGGACTTGGCCGTTGATCTAGACGTGATCGTAGGCGGTGAGGTGCTAATACGCCATGATCCACGCGCATTGCCAACGGCAGAGTGGGCCACCAGTAATGCCATCGTTCAATCTGCAGCAGGCAATCAAACCCAGAAGCAAGTGCCGCTGCTAGAAGGCACCTACTTCATTGCATTCCGCGACCAATCTGGCGTGCGTTCAGTTACGCCTGTTGCAATCCCGGCAGCGCTGCCTACGCCACAACCGCGACTGCTGGTGAAGACATGGGCGGAAGATCCTGGATTTGACGGTGAAGGCGACAACCTAAACCTCGAACTGCCGCCGGCTTTGATGCTCCTAGAGGACGGCAATGCACTGCTGCTAGAAGATGGCGAAGCATTCCTAGAAGAATCCCTCAATGGTTACTCGGCACTATTTTTGAATCCCGCCATTGCATTTACCGGCGAATACATATACCAAGAAGAGCTAGACCTAACGCAGGTGTATGACATTAACATCCGCCGCCGCGTGGTGAGTGGTGCAGTTACGTTTGGCACGTTGTTTGATGACGTGCCTGGATTGTTTGATGATCAGCCAAGTGATTTCGACGGCGACGACCTCGACCAAGTAAATGCCGTCACTTATGTGCGCACCACTAATGATGCGCTATCAGACAATATGCTGCTGGAGGATGGCGATGACTTGCTCCTAGAAGATGGCACGTTCCTATTCATGGAACCCACCTGGGGCGACTGGAACGAATATGCCAATGCCATTGTTCGCGGTCGCGGCATCCAGCTCAAGGTGGAAGGCAGCACACGCACTGCGCAAGTCGGCCTAGTCATCAGCGAGCTTGGCGCCACGGCTGAGCTACAGCAACGCACCGAGACAGCTAGCAATACCGGCAGCAGCACTTATAATGTGACGTATGCCGACGCCTTCTACGCGGCTCCTGATGTGACCATCAGCCCATCAAACATGGCCACAGGCGACTTCTTTACACTCACGGCAGTAACAAGAACAGGGTTTACAGTGGCATTTAAGAACAGCGCCAGCGCAGCCGTGACACGCAGCTTCGCCTACACTGCTGTCGGCTTTGGGAGGGAGATCTAATGGCACAAGCTGACCAGAGCGTTCAGAACGCTACATTTCCAACAGTACGCGCTGACATCAACGACAACCTTGCGGCATTGTTCAGTGCCAATAGTGGCAACACTGCACCATCGGTAACAGTTGCATTTCAGGATTGGATTGATACCAGTGGCGCCAACCCACTATGGAAAAAGCGCAACGCTGCAAACAATGCGTGGATAACACTTGGCACAATCAGCGGCAATGCAATCGCATTTGAAGGTACGCTACCTTCGCAGTCTGGTAATGCAGGCGAGTATTTAAGCACTGATGGCACGGTTGCTAGTTGGGAGGCCATCCCCCCTGGCTCCAGCAAAGAAACATTTACCACTAGCGGCACATACGTCAAACCATCTGCCGGCACCGTTGCATTGGTTACTATTTGGGGCGGTGGTGGTGGTGGTGGACGCTTTCAAGGCGGCCAAAGCACTGGCGGCGGCGGCGGCGCGTGCGTTCAAGTCCTTTATGAACTTTCTGCATTACCCGCTTCTATTTCTATTACTATTGGCGCAGGCGGTACTGGCGCCACTGGTAATGCCACAGGAGGAAATGGAGGCAATACTAGTTTTGGCGCGTTATTGACTGCCTATGGTGGAGCCGGAGGTGGATCTAACGCTTCCTTGGACCCTACCAATGGAGGGGGAGGTGGCGGTAGTCTTGCTGCAGGCAGCAGCAGTTCTGGCGGAGCTGGGCATAGCCCCGTTCTCACTGGAGGAGCCAAAAACATAAAAGCAGATTGGGGCGGTGCTGGCGGCGGCAACGGTGGCGGCAGCCCAACTGCAGGCGCTAGTGCATTTTGGGGCGGCGGTGGCGGCGGTGGCGCAAACGGCAACCCGACTACGTTTGCTGGAGGTATTAGCCTTCATGGAGGGAACGGCGCTACTTCAAATACTGGAAACGCTGGGTCGGTCGGCGGCGGTGGTGGCGGCGGCGCTAGTCAGGTGAGCACCAATGGCGGCGCTGGCGGCGCTGGTTATTGCATCATCTACGTTTGGTAACCATGAACTACGCAATCATCAATTCCACTGGCCTTGTTGTTAATACCGTCGAGTGGGATGGCGCTACCTTTTGGCAACCACCAGCAGGACACACCGCAGTAGCAACCGCAGAAGCCAGCATCGGCTACACCTACGCCAATGGCACCTTCACCGCACCAGAACCAGAACCAACACCAGAACCGGAACCCGTGCCAGTGCTCACCACTGAGCAGAAGCTAGAAGCTGCTGGCCTTACAGTGGCTGAACTCAAAGAACTGTTTGGGTTAAACTAAACCAAAGGGCATTACACCATGGCCGACCGTAAGATTTCAGACCTGACAGCACTGACCACGCCAGCATCAGGCGACTACCTGCCAATTGTTGACATCAGCGAAGCCGCTGCTGCCAGCAAGAACAAGCGCATCACGCTAACTGAGCTATTCAAGATTCCTGATGCTGTTGATATTGCAACTGGCACCACTACCGGCACCAAGATCGGCACGGCCACTACGCAGAAGATCAGCTTGTGGAATGCCACGCCTGTGGTGCAACCTGCTGCAGTGGCTAATATCACCACGACTGCTACAGCCGGCGCACTGCCCACTCCAAATGGTGCTGTAACTATTGCCAATACTGCCACGCCAACTGTCACCGAGCTGCTTGAGTACTGCGTGGAACTGGAAGCCAAGTTGGAAGACTTGCTTGGTAAGCTGCGGACTGTCGGCATCATCGCCACCTAAAAATGGCAGTACGCAGCAAAACCGGCACCGCACCACTGCAACACCAGCCTGGTAAGCCCAAGTTCACCCGGCAAGGCAATGGTGCCCGCAGCAAGCCCAGCCATGGCCGCAAGCTACGGCGTGGCCAAGGGCGCTAAGCTGGTCCTATGGCGATCTCTCCCGGCCAATACAACATCAGCCTGCAACGCCGGGCGGATTACAGCATTGCGCTGCAGTTCAAAGACAGCACCGATGCTGCTATCAACCTGACCGGTTGGACTGTTGCCGCACAAGTTTGGAACGAAGGCCGTAGCACCAAGTACGCGGATTTCACAGTCACCTACACGAACCGAGCAACTGGCACCATCGCCATCGCGCTAACAGACGAGCAAACAACTATATTCCCCGCTGAGGCGTATTACGACGTACTACTTACCAACCCTTCAGGGCTCAAAGAGTATTACCTTGAAGGCATTGTGTATGTCAGCGAGGGTTACACGGCATGACAACCGTAAACGTCAGCGCTGTAACCAATACCGTCACAGTCACCGAGAACGGCAGTAGCACCGTTGTCACCGTACCTGTTACCAGCACTGTCACTGCGGTCACTGTTGGTCCGCAAGGCCCAGCAGGTACGGCTGCATTTGTGTTCACGCAGCCAACTGCTGCAGCTACATGGACAATTAATCACAACCTCGGCTTCAGACCATCTGTTGAATTGCTGGATGCTGGTAGCCAAGAAATCGATGGGGATGTGGCGCATCCATCCGTTAACCAAACCGTTGTTACACTGAACCCAGCATCCGCTGGCCTCGCTCGCCTAATTTGATATGGCCCGTAAGTTTTTTACAGACCTAGACCTACAAAGCGTTTCAAAGGTCATCAATGTCCCATCGCCTACCGCAGCAGGCGACGCCGTACCCAAGTCCTATGTGGATTCTGCGGTTGAGGGCTTGGCGTGGAAAGACAGTGCTCGCGTTGGCACGCAAAGCAACCTCAACCTGAGCAGCCCTGGCGCCACGATTGATGGCATCACGATGGCATCTCAGGATCGGGTGCTGGTCCGCAACCAATCCACGCAGAGCCAGAACGGCATCTACGTCTGGAACGGTTCAGCAGTGGCGATGACCCGCTCGCTGGATGCCAGCACGTTCGCTGAGTTGGAACAGGCGATCATCACGGTCGAGGAAGGCACCGACGCTGGTACAACTTGGCGTCAAACGCAGATCAACGGCGTAATTGATACCAACAACGTTATCTTCACGTCGTTTGCAGCAGCAGCACCAGCCGCTAGTGAAACCACCGCTGGCATCGCTGAGCTTGCCACCCAAGCAGAAGTTGACGCTGGCACTGATGACGCTCGCATCATCACGCCATTAAAGCTGGCCACATGGAGCGGCAGGATTCGCAAATATGCCACCAGCTTTGGTGATGGCAGCGCCACCAGCTACGTCATCACCCATAACTTCAACACCCGTGATGTGACGGTAGTCGTGTTCCCTAATAGCGGCACCTACGACAACGTTGAAGTTGATGTAGGTCGCACCAGCGTCAACGCAGTCACCTTGGTATTTGCCACGGCACCAGCCAGTAACGCCTATCGCGTGGTGGTGATCGGCTGATGGCACGGCAATTCCTAACTGACATTGAACTGGGGGATCAGCGTGAGTTGCGTTTTGAGGATGCGGACTCATCCCATTACGTCGGCTTCAAATCACCTGCAACCGTTACCACCAACCGCATCTGGACGCTGCCTGCTGCTGATGGCACCAGCAGCCAAGTGCTTAGCACCAATGGATCTGGTGTGCTGTCATGGGCCACGGCTGGTGGCGGCGGGGGCAGCTCCGTTGGCGGTGATCTTTATCTCAACAGCAACTGCATTTAAGCCATGGCTGCTTCACCCGCTTTCATCTCCGCACCACGCATCGGGCGTCTATCGCTCAGCACGGCCAACACCGCCACCGATGGCACCGGCACGATCAACGACCTGATCGTCGGCGTATCTGCTGGCACCAGGATCCTGAGCGTCAACGTGCAGGGCACCGCGACCACGGTGGCTGCCCTGGTGAATATTTTCCTGTGGGATGGCACGCAGTGGGACCTGTTTGATCAAGTGACTATCAGCGCCACCACCGGCAGCAACACGGTCAAGGGCTACCGGCTGGTGACGGCTTACACCGATCTGGTGCTGCCAAGCGCGAGCTACAAGCTGGGGGCCACGATCAGCGTTGCGCCAACCACTGGCACCGTGCGTGTTCTGGCGTTTGGTGGTGATCTGACATGAACGTGAACCCTGCAGGGTGGGCGTCATCGTCGCTGCAATTGGTGGCGCGGCTGTTCAATGGCGGCGTCAACAGCACGGTGCCGGTCACGGCGATTAGTGAAGCGCCCATTGGCGCAACCAATGCAGATATTGCATTAATCGCTAAAGGCAATGGCGCGACGCTGGCTCAGGTGCCGGATGGGACGGTGACGGGTGGAAATAAACGGGGAACAGGCGCAACTGATTGGCAAAAAAAAAGAGATCTTGCGACAGGGGTAGCAAGTGGCGTCGACTCAACTATTGGGGGCGGAAGAAATAATCTTGCATCTGGTCTTGTTGCAACTATTGCCGGCGGCAACGACAATGACGCAACTGGGCAGGAAAGTTTTGTAGGTGGTGGTTCTGGTAATATTGCCAGCGCACAACAGTCTGGAATATGTAGCGGCAATGGCAACACCGCATCCAGCTTCTACAGCTTCGTCGGCGGCGGCCAAAGCAACACTGCATCCGCCACCAACTCTACCGTGAGCGGTGGCTTAAGTAATACCGCATCCGGTAACCGTGCTGTTGTAAGCGGTGGTTTCACCAACAACGCGTCCGCCACTGCTGCCACCATTGCAGGCGGTGACAACAATAGTGCAAACGGTCAAGGATCTTTTGTGAGTGGAGGATACCGTGGCACTGCACGCAGTATTCAGGGTTATCACGTCTTTCCTGCTTGCAACGAGCCTATTGCAAGCACATCCGGCGTCACCCAATCCGCTCTTCTCCTCCTAGGCCGCCAAACCACTGACGCCACAGCCACCGTTCTCACCAGCAACAACAGTGCAGCCGCTACCAGCAACCAAGTAACACTGCCAAACAACAGCGCCTACAGCTTCTCGGGTGAGGTGATCGCTGGCGTAACTGGTGCCGGTGATAGCGCACGCTGGACTATCGATGGTGCCATAAAACGTGGCGCCAATGCTGCCAGCACCGCGATGGTGGGAACAGCAACGGTCACCATGACGCACTTTGATGCTGGCGCCGCTACTTGGGTTGTTGCCGTAACAGCAAACACCACGCTTGGTTGTATTACAGTCACCGTAACTGGTGCAGCAGCTACCACGATCCGCTGGGTCTGCAAAATCAACACCACGGAGATGACCTACTAATGGCCTTCACAACTTCCCTAGCTGAAACCAACATCGGCATTCCACTTGCCGACACCTACGCCCGCATCACCTTGATGCGTTGCGACAAGGAGCAGTGCCTGATGCAGATTTCGCATTATGCCACCGCTGATGCACGCCACGCCAACGCCAGTCCAGTGTTTGATCGCACAATGTTTGCGCCCACCAGCGAGCTGCAACCTGGCACTGACCCCTTGGCCATCGGCTACGCATGGCTCAAGACCCAACCCGAGTACGCCAACGCGGAGGATGCCTAGACTGCGGCGCGGGCAAGGTCGCTAAGATACATAAGTAGCCCACTGCCGTGATGATTGAAATCTTTGCAGCAGTGGCGGGCGCGTCATTATCTTGGGCGGCGATGGGCTCGATGGGACGATCAAGCCGCGCTCAAAGCCAGCAAGATGCTGTCGTCCGATTGACCAGCGCCGTCGAACACATTGCAACACAATTAGAGGTCATGCACCTCGACATGCGCGAAGAAAGAAAGGAGACTTTTGGCCGCCTTAACTCAGTAGAGCAGCGGGTAAGCAAGCTAGAAGGCAGATGACGTCAGCACTCATCAAGGTCTAACGTAGGAGCGTTTACACATGGAAACCGTGTCTGTTGAAAACGCTGCAATCATCGCCATCGTCATTGCTGCCGGCAGCGAGATCATCGCTATCAGCCCGCTGCGCTCCAACAGCTGGCTGCAGCTGCTGCTGCAGGCTGGCCGGATGATGTTCCCCAAAAAGCGTTGACTGATGACCAACACCGCACCGATCACGCTGGAGCAGCTGTTCCGCTTCTACCGGAACGAGCCACACCAGGCCGCTGCTATCCAGCTACTGGAGCAAGATCTGGCGGTCAGCGGCTATGCCGCTGCCATGCGCCGCGATCGCGCATGGTTTCAAACCTGGAGCCAAGACGGCAAGCAAGCTGATCTGGCCGCGGCGCTAAAGCTGATCAAGGAGTTTGAGGGCACGCACCTTGAAGCCTACGCCGACCCGTTGCACGGCTGGGACGTGGCAACGATCGGCTACGGCACCACCCGCTACGGCGACGGCCGCAAGGTCAAGCAAGGCGACAAGATCAACGCCATTGAGGCGGACATGCTGCTCCGCCAAGAAGTGGATCGGATCGCGGCCAAGCTGCGCGCCACTGTGCCGTTCTGGGTGGCGCTAGCCGATCAGCAAAAGTGCGCGCTCATCTCCTTCGCCTACAACCTCGGCAGCGGCTTCTATGGCGAGCCGGGTTTTGAAACCATCAGCAAGCGGCTGCGTGAGAAGGACTGGGCTGCAGTGCCCGCTGCCCTACTCCTCTACCGCAACCCCGGCACCAACGTTGAAGCCGGCCTCAAGCGGCGCCGCATCGCGGAGGGCGCGCTATGGACTGGTGCCCAGCCGCCACCGCCGCCACCTCGCCCCGCCAAGGCCAAGCCCGGCGATCCGTTCAGCACCAAGCTGACGCCCCACTTCACCCTTGGCGAGTTTGCCCTAGGTGATCCGGCCCGGCGCTTCACAGCGCAGCACCAGGTGGACACCGCCATCGAGCTGGCGGCGTTTTTGGAAAAGGTGCGCGTCCAATTTGGAGGCAAGCGCATCACCATCACCTCGGGCTACAGACCTGCAGCAATTAACCGCGCAGTTGGTGGTGCATCTGGCAGTGAGCACCTGTATGACGCGCCTGGAGTGGGAGCTGTGGACTTTTTCGTAGACGGTGCAGACATCAACGCGGTGCAGGCTTGGTGTGACAAGGAATGGCCGTTCAGCATCGGCTATGGCGCAGCTAAGGGGTTCGTTCATTGCGGGATTCGTCAGGGCCGGCCTAGGGTCAGATGGCCGTATTAGCCAACGCATGATCATCCCTGACCACGAGATCGCCCGCCTCTGTCGGCAGGCGGCGATGGTGGTGCCATACAACCCCGAGCTGCAAAACCCAGCCAGCTTGGATGTGCTACTGGGTGATCGGTTGATGGTTGAGGTGCCCGAGCGCCCCGATCTGCAGATCCTCGGCATTGGCCACCACACCCAGTCAGATCCGTATTGGCTGGCACCGGGTGAGTTTTGCTTGGGCGAAACGCAGGAGATCTTCAACCTGCCCAACCACATTGCTGCGCAATTCGTGCTGAAGTCCAGCCGTGCCCGTGAAGGGCTGGAGCACCTACTGGCCGGCTACGCGGACCCAGGATGGCATGGCAGCCGGTTGACGCTGGAGCTGCAAAACGCGCGGCGATTCCACAACATCGCGATGTGGCCCGGCATGAAGATCGGCCAGATGGTGTTCCACGTCATCGCCGGCGAGCCTGAACGCACCTACCGCGAGACGGGCCGCTACAACAACGACGAGCAGGTGACCGCTAGTCGAGGGTGATTTGCAGCCGGCTGATCCTTGCCGGCGCTTCTGCTGGGTCATCCAGCGGGATCATTCGGTACTCATCAACGCCGTGGGTTTCTGCCCAGTGCTGCGCGGCGATGTGGGTAGGGAATGGCCCGACGTGCCAGATGCCAAGGTCAAGGATGTAAGTCATTTCAGGGATGGGTTGCGCTGCTCAGGCGTGAGGCTGGGGTGGTCTTCGTCATCATCATCCTCGGGCAGATCCTCGGGGATGTAGTCGTATTCGGGATCGAATGGGCAGGTCATGGGAGAGGGCACAAGCCGATCCAGTCTCACTTGCTACCGTTGGTTCAGCCGGGCCAACGCCCATGCGGGCTTACCTGGTCGAGATCAACGCCAAGATCATCGTCCGCTCCGACACCGAGCCATCTGAGCTGCCGGCTGACATCTACAGCCAGCTGGCGGAGTTCATCCCCAGCGATGACGACATCATTGACCTCGACGTTTCCGCTTTCCTGTTGCCTGGCCAGGACGATGGAACACCGGATTGAAGAGACGCAGCTTGTCACCCGCAAATCTGCGCGCGATCAGATCCATCTCGCATGGAACTATCAATGCGCCTACTGCGGCGACCAGCTCAACCGCAGCCCCACCCTTGACCATGTAGTGCCCAAGGCGCTGGGCGGCATCCATCACCGCTCCAACCTCGTCAGCTGCTGCTTCATGTGCAATAGCCAGAAGGGCCATAAGCACTGGGTGGATTGGTTTCGTCAGCAGCCGTTCTGGTCCGCTGAACGTGAGTGGTCAATCGTCCAGTGGCTCAGCGGTGGCTGCTAGCGCCCCACTATCTGCTCGGCGTAAAGCATCGCCTGCCACAGGTCTGAGCTGTAGCGGCAAGTGCCGGCTGTGCAAGTGCGGTAATACAGCTCCCCGCCATCAGCAGGCTCCAGCGTCTCAACCATCACGCCAGGGGATGGCTCGATGCTGCTGGTTACTTTGGGCTCTTGCATGGCGTGAAGACAGCGCAGTTAGGTGCAAACCTGCCACCAGTTTTGCGGCACTCGGGGATGTCAACCTCACACCGGCCGCGGCCGCCAGGTGTCCAGTGGATGCAGTCCCAACACATCACCTTCGGCTGCGTGTCAGGCTCCACCGGCCGCACCTTCGCGCGAAATGCTTGGTAGTGCATGTTGCCGCGTTCCATCGCCTGCCGCAAATCAACCGTGCCGGTATCCACCACTAGCTGGTGCTCAGGCTTGGGGCCAATGTTGATCGTTGCGTGCCACGTCTGGCTCACCCGCTCACAGGTCAATAGCAAGCGGCCAGCGTGAAGGGAAATCATTCGTCTTCGCCGTGTGCTGGCTGATGAAAGATCCGCTCAAACACCATGCTAAGTGGGTCCTGCTCTATGTTGCGCTCAAGCACAGTGCGCGCAATTGGATCAGTTTGATCGGCAGCAAAGAAAACATCAGGCCAAAACTTATCTTTTACCACCAGCAGGCTGACGCGCGGGCTTTTAGCCAGCAGCCAGATGGCGATGCGATCCAGTGGTGACAGGTTGGGGAGGATCATCGCTCTAGTTTGGCAAGTAACCGGGTGAGATACCACTGGGCTTTTGCAGCATCTTGAGCGGGGTTACCCTTGCCCCACATCCGCAAAAGATACTTGAGCGCCTGCCATTGCAGCGCACCGAGTATTGGATCGGGCGCGTGCTGCACTGCATCCTCAATAACGTCAATCGCTTCAAAGCGGCCGGCCGTGTAGTGCTCGGGATGGTTCACTGGATCGCTCATGCCGTCACCTCGTCGTATGGGGTGGCGACCAGCCGCCAGCGATCACGCATCACAAGCTGACCACCTGTCAGGAAGTTGCGCATCGTGCCGCGTGGGATGCCATGGCGGCGTGCCCAGTCCCATCGCTGGGTGACTGTTATCCGCTGGGTGCGCTGCGCGCGCACGTCGCGCACCACCCAAGCTGGCTCGGCATCTATTGGCGGCTGCTCGCCGTGCTGGCGCGCCACCCACCAGACCCAAGTCCCGCCACCGTTGCCGACGCTGACGCGGCGCAGCAGCTGTTGATCTTCCAGCTTTCGCAGCGAGCGGTTGAGCGTGGCGCGATCGGTGCCAAGCTGCTCGGCCAGATCGGCTATGTCAGGCCAAAACGCTGGGCAAAGCTGCTCCAGCTGCACCAGCACCAGCACCAGCTCGGGACGGTATCGGCGCCGCAACTGCGCCAGAAACTCCGGCTGGATCACGCCCACCTCCCAAGCACATATTGACGACAGACAGCAATGCACTGCTGCGCGTGCTTTTCGGCAAGAATGCTTTCAGTACCACCGATGGCTTGCACGCAGGCAGCGTGAAGTTCTGGGTAGGCGGTGTCGCGGAAGTTGGCAGCAATGTCGCGGCAGAACTTCTCCCACAGCCCGGTGTAGGTGCCGCAGGTGCGGCCGCTGGATGCATAAAGCGCGTCGAGCATATCAACGCGCTGCTGGTCAAGTTGGACGCTGGTCATTGGTGGTCTTGCAATGCTTGACGGATCATGAGCAACTCCTTGCGGCAGGCAGCAGCCTGGGACCCGTGGAGGTTGCCCAGCAGTTCTAAACGCAGGTCAAGCAAGGAGCACAGCCGCAACCGTTCATCCTGCTGCCCTGCCCTGTAAAGGCTGGAGTCGGTGATCAATGCCTCCAGCTTGGCGCGGTGGTCAGTCATCGACGGCCTCGGGGTTGGGTAGGGCGTTGGCGGGGAGCCAGTGGGTGTAGATCAGGGAGCCGTCGGAATCGCGGCGGCTACCTGCCCATTTGGGATTAAGCAAGATCCAACCATCAATGAAGTCATCTTCCTTGTGGCCGGGGTGCCACCACCAGCACTCAACTTCCGCATCGCAATCCTCAAGCCCCGGCAACCGTTCAGCAACCGGCACCGGCTGGATGGCGGGTGTGCCCCAGCGGGCGAGGGCGGCGCGGGCGTGGTCTACAGCATGACGGTTGAGGATGATGCGCATGGCGCCGGCGGCTTTGACGTTGGCGCGGTCAAAGCCGGCCAGGGCGCGAGCTGCGTTGGCTAGGTCGTCACGCATTTGCTGTGGCATTAGCTCCATGATTTCCTCGTCAGTAGGTTCAGTCATCGAGGGCCTCCAGGGCGCGGCGGATGGTGTCGGTGATCTCAGGGATGTAGTGAGCGTCGCGTTCGATGGTGCCCAGCATTTGCAGGGCGATGCTGTTCAAGCTCGGCGGCTTGGGGCGGCGGGTGCATAACAGGGGATGTATCAAATGGCAGGTGCGCCCATGGTCTAGCCAGTCGCAAATGGCGTGTAGTTCCTGCTCTGCGCCCCATTGGGCGGCCTTGGCGGCGATGTACGACTGGATAAAACAACCGTTAATCGTTGGTCTTTCCAAGAACTGCTCTTCCCACTGCTGCACCAGCTCCGGCGGTGGGGTGATCGGGTGTTGGTTAGTCATGCTGCCTCCACCACAGCACCAGGCCATCGGGCTTGGGCGTACTTGACGGCATGATCACGCGACTCAGCGCGAGTAATCCATGTAATCGGACGTGCGCCGCTCGGATACACCAGCACGCGATACTGCCGGGTCTTGGCTTTTGGTAGTGGCCGGCTGATGCCATCACCAAAGCGGCCAAGGCTTTCTTCCTGCCATTGAAAGGGGACTGCTTCAAACATGGATGGAGGGATCAGTGACGTGTTCAGGATTTAGCCATTCGATCTGTTGCCACCACGGCATCCACTCAAGGGCTGCTTTGGCTTTGGCATCGATCAAGCTGTGGGCCCAGATGCACTCAATCACGTTGGCTGCTGGTATCTGGAAATAAAAGCGGCGCATTTTGGTGGTCATGGCTTCAGCGGCGCATGACACGCCGGGTGGTCGTTGTGGGCTTGCACGGCAGCGTCACGGCCGCCGGCATATCCCGCGGCGTAGATGGCGGCAAGCACCACCAAAGCGGTAATGCGGTTGACCCAGGGGTTGGTGATCATGGTGGTGAGTGGTAGTGGTGAAAGCCCCGGAGGGCTTAGGCGAGGTTGTACTTCACCCATGCTTTGACTTGAGCAAGGGTGTAGAAGCGCTCGATCTCGCCTGCGTAGTTGATCGTGAAGCGATAGGTGCCGAGCTTTGTAGCAGTGGAACCGCCGTCAACCATGAAAACGCCTTGAGCAAGGAGTTGAGTTTGCAGTGTGGAAGCGGTCATGGGAAGCAAGCGGTGGAGGCCTTTGCCTCCGATGCACTGATCCTACACTGTCGGCGGTGCATCATGCAAGGGGGGCTGTCGCAATCTGTGACATTCGTTTGCCCTAGCTGCTGATCGCTCGTTTGCTTCTTGCGTCAGGTTGGCTAGCAGATCCTGCGCTTCCTCATAGCTTGCCCGCATTTGCGTGTGACCCACCGTTACGTCAATTGGCACCCGCAGCACCGGCTTTCGCGAATGCCTAGCGCTCCACCCCACTGCATAGCTCGGCACCGTCACCTCCACCGTGTACCAGACATTTCCGCAGTTCTCGCACGCACGTTTGCGCACCGTCTGGTCAGCCATCTGGCTGTTCGTCACCACTGCGCGGTGGCGAGGGTGACTGCAAACTGGGCAATTCATGGGCAACATGGGGCAATCTGCCCCGGACAAATGAACTTTGGACAGTGGATGGCGATTGATATTCCCCCTGAAAAGCTGTTCAAGCTTGAGGAAGACTGCCGTCGCCTGGAAAATGCTCCAGACATCGGCAACCTAGCGGCCATGCTGCTGCGGCAAAACTACCGGCAGCAGCAGCTCCTTCAATCAGCCGTGCATGAGATCGCACGGCTGGAACTGCACATCATGCAGGGCTAGAACAGATCGTCATCATTCACAGCAACCACCACGCCATCAGTGGCAGTAGCCAAGCTCTGGGCAGCACCTGCAGCAGCCAGTTTCTCCTCGATCAACTTCTGAGTTTTGTAGTCCGGCTCAATCGACAGGCCCAGATACTTGATCCCGCTTTGGCTGGTGTTGTTGTACCCCGTGATCCGTACCGGGATCTCACCCTTGTCGTTTGGCTCGGCATTCATTACATAGCTGGCAAACGCCATCCGATCCTCCTCCTTGATGCCAAACACCCCGTCAACATCGGGATACTTTTTGCTCGCATCAAAGCGATCACCAAGCCGCTGCTGCAGCTTCTCAGGTGTGTTCTTGAAAATGGCGCCTTTTACTTTGAAGGTCACGGTTGGTTGTGAGTAATGGTGTTGGCCTTTTCGTATTGCTCCACCTCGGCCAGGGGATAGAGCACGCGCCCTTCAATGCGCACATAAGCTGGCCCGGTTGATTGCCGGCGCCATCGCAGCAATGTCTGACGATGGATTTGCCATCGCGCTGCCAGTTGCTGATCTGTAAGAAACTCAGAAGATGTCATCGTCGGATTCAACCGCTACCTCTGGCGTAGTGATCTTGGCATTGAGATCATCCAATCTGGCAGCTGCTGCTGGCTCAGTCATCACCGTGACCTGTTCCACATCAATCACCTCCTCCTGGGTCTGGATGCCTACCAGAAGCTCCGGGATGTAAAGGCGCCCCCAGAATGCTGCTGATCTATATCTGATCATTAGGTCCGGCATGGTGATCCACTTGCTGCCGGCTTTGGTTGCCCAACCTTCTTTTTTGGCCATCGCCATCGTCACCTCCGGCCCGCGTAGCTCCTCGCCGGTCTTGATCTCGGTGGCGACAGCTGCACAGGACAACGTGTCACCTTTGCCGCTGATGTCGTATCGCAACGGGCTGAAGCGCCCGCAACCGTTGATCAGGCCGATGATGAACTGGCTGCTCCAGCTGGGGCGGCCGTGAATGATATGCAGGTTCTGCATCACCATCAGCGGATCCATGCCCATCCGCCGGCTGATGTTGAGCGCCACCAGGCAGTTGGCATAACCCGCCTGCCCTTGGAATTGCTGCGGAATCAGCGTGCTACTGGCCAAAGCTTTGGCAATCCGCTGTGCTTCCTCAAACGCTTGAATGCATGAGAACACACCCGGCTGCGTGGTTGTTAGTGCTGTGCTGTTGTCCATCAGAATTGCTCGATCTCAGTTGGTGTAGGTAGTGATCCATCAGGTCGCGGCCGCATCCATGCCGGCAGGCTGATGGGTTCGATCTGGTCGCTGTAACCCGGCCATGCATTAGCAGCCTTGCAGGTAGCCAGCACGTCAAGGTCACGCGCAGCAGTTTGCGCACCGACAGCGATCATGTCGGCGTCGGCGGCGTAAACGGCCACCGCGTACGGCGCTTTTTTCTCCACGCAGATAAACAGGAATTGCTCAGGCCGGGTGCCGGTGGCCTGCTCAACCCCGTCCAGATACCAGGCCGCCTGGGCGTGGTATCGCCATTGCGAAATCGAACGGCTGAAGGCTCGCGGTGAGGCGTCCTCGGTGGTCTTCAGGTCAACCAGCAGCCGGCCGTCATCGGTCAACCAATCCGGCCGGCACTTGCACTGCAGCCCGGTAGCGGCATCGTTCCACATGTGGGTGGTTTCAGCCTTGCCTGGCAAGCCAAGCAGCATCGCAGCAGCCGGGTGGCTGTAAACGGCATGACCCATCCGCATCACCAGCTCGGCATCGGCCTTGGTTAGCACCGTGCGACCAGTTGAGGCGGTGGTGAACACCTCCCACTCGGCCTTGCCCATTTTGGTGCGGCGATCAATGCCTTCGGGTGCGCTGACGTAGCGGGCATCCCATTGGTCAAGCTCCAGCACATGCGTATGCACGGCTGAACCGATGGCCATGGCTGGAGTTGGTTCCGGGATTACCCGGTTTGGATCTAGGTAGCGCGCCCAATAGTGCAGCGGGCTGCGCGCCACCTGGTCGAGGTGGCTCTTGCTGATCGCTGGGTGGGCGTGGTAGGCGGTGTTGTCCATAGTGGGTGGTAAC